CTAAGAGGCTGTTTTTATCTCCCCATGCGGCACGCAAACCCAGTCGATATGATTCTCTGTATAGATCCTTGTCGACTTCGCATCGCTGTGTGCCATCCTGCCCTGAGGGTCAATCCCCTGCTTATTGAAAAGAAACGCGGACAGCGCTCTTATCTCGTGAAAGGTGGGGCGCTGCTCATCCGGTAAACCTGAGCCCACACCCACTTGATCTCTCAGCGCTGAAAACGAACGGCTAAGATAATCAGGTGCAACCTGCGTAGGGTGTCGCACCTCTTTGCTGGTGGGGTTACTTCTCTTAAGCGGAAGCCGGTGAACTACATACGGACTGGCAACATTATCTCGGCTGCGTTCAATGATATTTTTCAGCTCACCGCCGATTGGGATCGCAACATGAGAAGCCTCTTTGTGTTGCACCTTCTGGCGATGAATATAGAGCGTGCCATAGATATCGTCTTTAGGTTCAGTGAGCCATACGCACCCGCAAATACCTTCACCTGGCTGTTTAATGGAATAACGGATCCGAGAAACTTCGAGGCGCGCATGCGTCGTTTGCAATGCAAGGTCCATTGCTGTTTGTAGCCAAAGCGGCGCAGCCTGGTGTATTTTCAGGTAATCAGCCAATGAGAGCCGGCGGCGAACTTTGGATTCCACCCTGCGCATTTTTTTACGCTCTGCCGGGTTATCCATCATTAACGATTCATCTACCGCATAGCTAAACAATTTCTTTAAGAAGCTCACCTTTCTGTTTTGAACGTTTGCAGATGCATCGGAGTGATATTTACGGACATAGCCATTCACATGCTCAAGCTCAATATCACAGGCGTAAATATCACTGAAAAATTCTTTCACTCGCTCAATATCATTAAGCCAGACAGACAGGGTGTCCTCGCCTGGCTTCTCATCATTTATTGCTCGCTCCAGTAATTGCTGTGCATGCTCAGCAAAAGGGCGCGCCTCCCCATTTATTCCACCAGATTCTCTGACCAGGCTTTCAATTGATGGCGTCGATTCAGGCCGCAGCCGTTTGTTATATTCTCTGGCGATCGCAATAGATAAAACACGATCGGTGCCCAGATGCTTTCTTTTACCCGTAACGAGGGTAAACCGATATTGTCCTGATGATTTTTCAAAATAAAGGTGATCCGGAAGGTTCCGGTTTTCCCTTTTACGAGGTCTGGCGGCCATGTTAACCCTCTTGCATTAACGTGCGAACGCGCTCACTGATCATCGAATCTACGCCCCATTGTTCAGAGGAACATACCCAGACCATTCCGTCCACGACACGTCCCTTCAACAGGCCATTTTCAACCCAGCGCTTTATCGTTCTGTTATCCGGTACCGAGCCTGAAACAAACTCACGCTTGCCCCACTGACTCGCCTTCATCAACTTGGCCATGGTCATATCTCCACTGCCGGCTGCAACCGGCTATTTCAATCGGTACGCACATGACGAGCACCCGTGGCGGGCACCGTCGTTACAGCTGATACAAATCTTCGGTTCGCTGGTGGCCGGAGCCACCTGCTTGATTATCCTGACTGGGACCAGCACCGGCATCGGTACACGCTGCCGGCGGGCTTCCTCCAGCAGGTTCGCCAGCTCCAGCACGCGCGCTTTACAGTCCATTGTTTCAGCGCGCCACCAGATCACATCTTCGCGCAGTCGGCGCTGGCGCCGCAGCTTCAGTTTGCTCGGCATCACACCTCCTGCTCAGGCGCTGCCGGATATCCAATCCCTTTATCAGTGAAACTGATAACGACCTTGCTTGGGTCGGCGCACTGTGGCTCTTCGCCGTTACGGAACACCACAAAACTAGTCCCGTGCATCTCTGCCAACTTTTTGGCTTCATAAATCCACTTAGCCGCCGTTACAGGCCCGGCTTTGAGCATGGCGGCGCGGCAGGCGTTCCAGACATCGGAAGCTATCTCTCGCTGGCTCTCATCAAGATAAGCCCACCCGCCAGCAAAACATGCCTGTACGCCAGATAATGCCTGCACGGTTTCTGGAGTAGCAACATCAGGCACAGCCACCGGCTCGCTGTCCATTCCCGCCAGCAGCATGCGGACCATCGTTTCCTCTTCGGAATCCCCACCGTTTTTGATGTGCTCAAGCAGTTTCTCTTCCAGGCGCTCCCGGCTCAGTTGTGCTGTCATGATTACTCCCCCACTTCCAGTTTGATGCCAGCGTCTGCGCAGTAATCGCCCAGCGTGTCGATGGGAATCATGCGACCTGGTGCATAATTTTTCCCTTCTGCAACATTGATGATATCTGCCGCATTCAGCCTCACCGTCCGGGCTTCCAGCTCAGCGATGCGTACGTTTGCTACCCAGTATGTTTTTTCTGAACAACCGTGCAGACCCATAGGATTGATACTCATAGTTCGATTATCTTCCAGCTCAGCGATGCGCTTCTTGTCGGCGTCACGCTCTGCCAGCAGGGTGAGGATGTTTGCTGGGGATGCGGTATGACGAAAACGAACCTTCCAGGCTTCGAGCTTTCCGTAGTTGGAAATTTGCTCGTTATCGTGAACTAACTGCGCTGTTTGTTTGAGCTTCATCGCCAGCTCGTCGTTGTTAGTCATGGCTTCAACCCCTCGAAAGTAACAGTGGCGTAAAACATATCGCTCGGATCGCGGTAGAACTCGATGGCCTTGATGCAAAGGACGCCGATCCGATTGCCGGTCAAAGCGATGGTGAATGTGTCACCTTTCTTGGGTTTCTTCTCGTGAATGAGCCCGGCGCCAAAGAAATGGCCAGTGATCTCCATTTTCCCCTTCGGCTTGAAGCCGCGAACGAAGTGGAGGGCGTGGCCCCAGTGCTGCCTGGTGTAATCGAACTCTGTGCTTTCCGGCCTGGTGCCGTTCAGCAGCGCGATCAATTTAGCGAGCATGTATGCCTCCCCGTAGCTCGTTCAGCTGCTGACAATCCACGCAGGTTTTGCAGCCGGGAACGGCAGCGCGGCGCGCTTCAGGAATATCCACGCCACACGCTTCGCACTGCTCAGCGGAAACAGCGGTACGGTCGATGCGAATGCGCTGTAAAGCATGCTCCATGTTGAGTTCTACCAGAGCGTTAGCCTGGTCGATGATTTCTGCTGTCATGCTGCCCGCTCCTGTCTCTCCTGTGCTGCTGGGTTTACCCAGAGGCACTCAGTTCGAACTTTTGTGCCACGCCCGGCGCTGATACGTGAGTCTTTTTCCTTTTTCTTCCATCCCTTCAGCATGTCGTTGTAAACGTCGGAGTCATAACCGCTGATCATCACCATGCCCGTCATTGTGCTGGCCACAGCGAGTAGCTGCTCATGGCCCTGAATGGTCATTTCATGGTTGTAGTAGCGGTTTCCCTGCACCCTCGTTTCGGGTACGTAAGGCGGATCGATGTAGTGAAGGGTTGTGTCAGCGTCATGGGCACGCATAATCGCCAGCGCGTCCTTGTTTTCAATGATGACTCCCTGCAGCCGTTGGCAAATTGCCGCTAAATTCGCAGGATAACGCTCCCAAAGGTGAGAGGCTGTGGCGTACTTGCGTTTGCTATCGCTGCGAAACCCTGACTGACCACCAATACCGGCCGCAGAGCCGAAACCCATACAGGCGCGCACAACCATACGCCGCGCGCGCTCAACAGGGTCGGTAGTTTCTTCTCGTGCTGCGCAAAATTCGTCGCGCGCATAGGGCGTCAGCACACAGGCATCTTGTAGGTGCTGGTTCATTTTTGGATCGCGAAGCACACGGAAGAGATTCACAACTTCTCCATCGAGATCGTTATAAACCTCTGCATAACTACGCGGCTTTTGCAAAAGCACGCCAGCGGCACCACCAAAGGGCTCAACGTAACAAACGTGGTCGGGCATCTGCTCAATGATCCACGGTGCCAGGCGGAATTTTCCGCCGTGATAACGTATCGCCGGATGCTTAATATGATTTACCCCAGTCATTTGGCTTCTCCTTTGTCACTGACAACAAAGGATCCAGAGTTGATGGCAGCGACCAATCGCTGTCCTGCAGCTTTCTGAGCCGGAACGCTCGCAATGACCGTAGCTCTTTCTTTCTCGGTGCTGGCGCAGATGCCTGACCAGTTAGAAATCAGGAAGAAGTTTTCCAGATCAGCCATAGTGGCTTTCTCGACTAAATCATCGATCATCTGCACGACTGCATGCACCGGGTTACGCTTAAGCAGTTCCTGAATGGCGTAGCCGAACGCGTTGATCATTACTGCATGGAACTGGATGTAATCGCGTTTATATTCCCTCGGCGACACACCGTGCCTGATACCTTCCATCGCAGTCAGTTTTAGCCAGACTTCCCACAGGTCATAAACATCACCCTCTGAAAGGGATGAGTCGCCCGCGCCTTTAAACTTCGCCGTTGCGTCACTCAGGGCTTTGAAACTGATCCACAGTTCGCTTTTAGCGGGCACAACGTTGTGTTCGAAGTCAGTCACCTCAGAAAATATGCTGTGCGTTCTGAGGAAAGTGATCATGCTCTGGGCAATGGTGTCCCTGCTGTTGTATGCCATGTTGATGGCAGCAGACGGCTTCGACACGTTATTGTTGATATCGGAGAAGAACTGCTGGCGCGTCTTGAGTGGCAGTTGCAGCGTCATCACCAGAGGCACAAATAGTGTCTCGCCGTGCGTTCGGCAAAACTGAGAAATGCCCGCCGCGCGATGCTGGCCATCAAACAGTTTGATGATCGCATCCATGGGGAAACGGACTATCCCCAGGTTGCTATTCCCAACCTCAGTGAATTCCACATCAGATTCGCAGTTGCCGACCAGGGGCGGAATGATGAACGGTTCTTTGTTCTCATGAGCTGATACCAGGTAGTCGTAAAACTTCTTCACCCGGCTTTTGTTAATTTCGCGCTGTGAGCGTTCCAGGGTGTGCCCAAAGTTGTCGGATGCAAGAATGCGGGTTAGCGTGCGGCCCGGAACGGTCATCAAAAGCACTCTTGTATCGCCCTGCATTCCATAGGACGCAGGGAACTCGAAGTAATATTCCATGCTGGATTTGCTCACGACGGCACCTCCGATTTGCTGCGAAGCTGGGCGGCGAAGTCGGTCGCCAAACCTATGACTCTGTCACTTATAGCGCTGCCACCCTGAACTGCTGACGCAAACATCTCCACCCCTTCTGCGCGCAGAGCGGCGAGGAATGCATCAGTGGCTGGAGTTTCTTCGAGTGCATAGCAAACATCATCATTGCTGCATGGATCATCTTTGCCACAACCCACGCAGAAGTGGACTGACTCGCTGTGAGTCTTAATAGCCGACTTCATCTGAGCATTCTCTCCAGCAAGCTGCTTTGCCTCGTTCCGCGATTCGCACAGCGCCACGAACTGTAGATCGAGACGGTCTGCCATAGCGGTCATTAACTTTGCTGCTGCTGGTGGCAGAGTAGGGGATGTCGCTCTGGCTTCGGCGATCAGCTCTTTGGCATTCAGGCGCATGGGCGTGTCTCCAGCAGTTCGTTAAAGCGCTTCATGAAAAGTGCATAGGCTTGACCGGGGCGCAGAGGGTTAATCTGGATAAGATCGGTTGGCGGGATGTTTTCGAGGATCTCCCAGGTTGTGCCGTCGTCGATATCCAGATCCCGCCGCTCAGTGGACAGCATGGTCAGGTCTGCGTATTTGATGACAGGTGTGTGCTCAGCAGGCAGGCCGAACTTATTGCGGATCAAACCGTCGACCTGATCTTCAATGCGCCGGTAGTCAGGTAGCAGCGCTTTCAGTGGGGCAGGGATGTCCTGCACGTAGGCTTCAGCTGCATCGTGCATCAGCGCTTCGAATGCATGCTCAACGGGGACGATGAGGCTACACAGCACCGAGTGCTGCGCTACGCTGTAGAACTCAGGCAAATGACCATTAAAACGGCATACGTTAGAGAGGGCATTGGCGATATCTTCGATATCAATGTCGTCAACGGTAGCGCTCAGGTAGTCAAACCTTTTGCCGGTGAAAGTTCGAATGAAGTTCTCTTTCATTGCGTGGTATCTCCTTTGCGCGCTGCAACGCGCGATTTTTGGTTGCACGAATCCCTCGCCGAATGGCGATAATTAAATTGATTTCGCTTCCATAAATGCCCCGCACCGGGGGCATTTGCAGCAGGGAAATTACGCGCTGAAGGTACCGATAAAAGTTTCGACTTTGCCGTCTTTGAATTTCTCGACCAGCAGATCGCGGAATTCAGCGGCCATTTCTTCTTCGTAGCTTTCCAGCTGAGTAATACGCAGCACCAGGACAGGGCTGTCGCTGGCTAAAATGCTCATGCGAAGCTTGATGCGGTATTCGCCCAGGCCTTCATAGGGCACGCACTTAAATTCAAAGGCCACCGGCATGATGTCTTTGCTCTTCGCTTCAACACTTTCCATAACAGAGCGCCTGCCGCTGAAGTCCTGATCTTCATATTCAGCGCTGCGGATCGCATCGATAGTGATTTTGCGTACAGCGGCAGCAGCGCGTTTGGCTTCGATGGAATTGCCTTCAGCATCAAAGCCGATCACATAGTCAGACCAGTCTTCCAGCCATTCAGCCAGCTGTTTCTGGTTATTACGGTCGCCATTGATGCTGAGCAGCGCGGCGAAAGGAGCGGTGCGCTTAAGGGCCAGAACTGCAACGTTATCAGCGTGCCCTGGATTATCCAGAGTGCCGAGGTTGAATACGGAAACCGCATTCATTCGATCGGCATTGATAAAGCAGCGTGTGCCGGCGGCGGCAAAGCCGGTTGAATAACGAATAAAATCTTCGATACTCTGGGTTTCCATTTTCCCGCGGAAGCGGAAACGATCGGCGTAAAGGCTTTCCAGATTTTTAACGTTTACGTCATTCGGCAGTGCAACCGCCGGGCAGTCCGCACCGGCGAGCTTTTCTTCTACCAGCTGGCTCAGAACCATATCGCGGATCTGGCTGATGGCGGTTGTGTCGACTTGTTGAGCCATGATTTTTCCTTTTATTTTTGTTATTGACCGGTAGGGTTAGCCCTTAGCTTGGTTCGGCTGGCCCTGAAGAGTGAAAAGTTGCCCCTGATCTTCCTGCAGGACGGTGAGTTTGCCGCCGCGGTTGACGTACATGGGAGTTTTGGTGGTGTCCTCTTCGGAAGATTTGCCGCGAGGGGTTGGCTTGACGAACGCCAGCTTATGAACGATCTCGACTCGCTTTTCCTCCATCGAGTTGCTGAGACGGGAGAGGTCAAAAGTAAGAGTGACTTTCCCTTTGTTGCCGTTATTCAGCACGCCCAGGGCAACTTCATTCAGTGCAGCTGCCACTTTGTTTTCGAACACACCGCCGTCGAGCTCCCCGAAGAAGTCGGGGATATTGGTCAAACGATCGTTACTCATCGGGTTTACCCTCAGAAAGGCGGCCGCCGCCGCCGTAGGTTAGTTATCTCCACACAACACAGGAGAGCACCTGCGGTTAGGAAGCCGCCCGGGTGGGTTGGGTTATGAACCCGTCGCCCGGTGATGCTCTCGTGTGTTGCGTAAAAAAGTGCGGCACCTTCACGGGAAAATAAGATCCGATGCCGCCAATGACTACACACTGCGTTTTGTTACTTTGTGGTGCCGGGTGCCTCTCTTTTCGGCTTCACCACGCTCTCCTGTTAATCCTGTCTGTTCGCTGCTGATGATTTGAATATACAAAACGTATTCATGACGGTCAATACGATTTGTATACTAAATTTTGAGTTTTTGGCAACGTATTGTATTTAGACGATTTTAAAGCTTAGAGATTTTTTATAGGATTTAAGCCTACGAGCGGATTAGAGGATTTTGAATAAGTTAAAACCCGGGTCGATAACCGGGCTGACATGGTATGAGATATATATAGGTCTAAGTTATTGAAATATAATAATTATAACAAACGGGTTTTCGTTTCGATCGCTACACCTATGATCCGGCAGTTTCCGTTGATAGGCATCATTGGCCATTGCGGGTTTAGACCCTTCAAAAATTTCTGGCTACCGTCTATAACAAGCTTTTTGAACGTTGCCTCATTGTCGTCAACCAATTTAGCAATCACCAGATTGCCATTAACTGCTTCACGACCTGTATCAAAAAGCACGAACGTTCCCTCGGGAATACTGAGGCCCATTGGAGCTGTCATTGAGTCACCCTCGACTTCAAGCCAGAATGCATCACCCTGTACATGCGCCTCAGAATCCAGCCATAAATCAACATCTTTGAGGGTGTAGGGTTCGCAAGCTTCAGACCACGATCCCGCCTGGACTTTGCTTAATACGGGATATTTCTTACCCTGTCGGTATGGCCCCACATATTCAACATCGCCCTTAAGCGTCTCATCAATTATTAACCCACCCGCCCCAACCGAAAAATTTCGCTTGCCAAGGAACTCAAGTATCCGAGCTATCTCACCCAGGCTGGGTTCGCGGCGTGCGTTCAACCAATGACTGACCGCACCTTTGGTTATGCCAAGGTGTTCAGCCAGTTTCTCTTGCGTAACACCCTGAGTCTTCATCAAGGTTTTAGCTAAATCGTACCATTTCATAGTCATGCTCAAATAATACAAGTTGTATACTTTTAATCGAGTCACAAAACGTATATATTCTTGCGCAGCAAGGATACAAAATGTATATTAAATTTGTTTATAGGAGACCACGATGAACAATCTTCGAGCAATTAGAACCAAGCTAGGCATTACACAGGGTCACTTAGCGAGTGCTCTTGGAGTGACAAAAGGTGCTGTTTGTCATTACGAAAATAGTAAAAGAAACATGAACATAGATCAGTGCCGGGCCATCGTATCTGCCCTGAACAATTTCGGCGCAGAAGTAACTATCGATGATGTTTTTCCGCCGACTCAAAATAACGAAACGGCGGCTTAACCGTAACTACCAAAGGAAAAACAAGATGGTAGAGCACACTTTAAAAACTGTTGTTAAGGCGATGTGTAAAGCCTACCCCGGCGGGCGCGAGGCAATGGCTGGTGCGCTTGGCATGAGCGTGACGCAGTTCAACAACAACCTGTACGAGAAGAACGGCTGCCGTTTCTTCGAGGCCTCCGAGCTGGAAGCCATGGAAGACATCTCCAACACCTCTTGCCTGGCTGACTACTTTGCCCGGCGCCGCGGATGCCTGCTGGTGGAACAGCCGAGCATGGAGGACCTCGATCGCGTTGACCTTTTCAGCCGTTCGATGAGAACAGCAGCAGCGCGCGGGCACGTCGACCAGATCATTCAGCAGGCGCTGGAAGATGGAGTGATTGAGCAGGATGAAGCCGAAGAAATTATGGAATGTCACCGCCGCCACAAGGTTGCGCGTGAAGAAGAGATTGCCGCGATTATCGCGTTATTCAGCCGCAAAAAGAAGTGACGCCAGCGGGTTGCAGCCCCTGGCGTCGTGGCGTGTCGATCAATGTGGAGATACCTACGCATGAACAGTTTAACAACACAGTACCGCAGGTCGCAACTTGTAGCGCTTCCTGTTACCGGCGGTAAAGGCCCGGTGCAGTTCGTGTATGGGGTAAGAGTACAGGGCGCTGTTGAGCCTGTCAGCTACCCGTTTGCTGAGTGGGTTGTAGGTGATTTTAACAGCCAGGCGGAGAAAGCCGAATGCGAGAAGTCGACAGGTGGTTCCGTGACAGAAGAGGCATCCCCGTCCGTGTCATACGGTGGGAGCCAGAATCGCGGCGAGTTATCTATATGCGGGACGGCTACCCCCATGAATGCTTCAGCCCACTCCATATCTTCATGCGCGATTACAGAGAGTTTGAGGTAGGTTCAGATGAGCATGGAATTAATGGTAAGAGCCATGAAAGCGAAGGTGGGCAATCCACTCCGCAAGCTCGTGCTGATAAAACTTGCCGATAATGCGAGTGACCAGGGCGAGTGCTGGCCCTCCGTTCCCTATATCGCAGATCAGTGCGAAATTTCAGAGCGTTCTGTTCAAAACCATATCAAAAAATTGGTTGAAGATGGTTTCGTGTCCGTCGAGGAGCGTAAATCCTCCAACGGCCTGAACCGTACGAACGTTTACACCCTTAATCTGCGCACTGGTGCAAATGCTGCACCCTCTGGTGCACCTGCTGCGCCAGGGGGTGTAAATGCTGCACCGGTTAGTGGTGCAGGAGCTGCACCCGGAATCAGTAACTTATCTGAACCAGTCAAAGAATCAGTCACTAATAACTTATTCGAACAGGCCTGGGCGTTATATCCGAAGCGTGCAGGCGGTAATTCAAAAAGTGCGGCTCTGAAAGCGTGGGATGCGCGCGTTCGTGAGGGTGTCGCACCACATGACATGCTGGAAGGCCTCAAACGCTATGCGGCGTTTGTCAGCCAGACAGGGAAGACGGGTACCGAATTCGTTAAACAGGCGAGAACGTTCTTTGGTCCAGATCGTCATTTCGAAGATGCATGGCTAATCCCGGCAGCCAAAGGCTCCCGCCAAGACCCGTTATTCCCGGGTAGTTATGCCGACGCTGATTATTCTCAGCGCCCTGCAGGCTTTCGGGTGGTGAACTGATGCAATGTGAATCTGTAGATACTGGCATTGAAACCAAAAACGTTGCGTCAAACTTATCGCCGCGCGCATGGCAGCGTCCATTCCTGAAATGGGCTGGCGGTAAATATTCGCTGATGCCTGAACTGGATAGCCTCATCCCGGCGGGCGCCCGGCTGGTTGAGCCTTTTGTCGGTGGTGGCTCGGTGTTTCTCAACTCCCGTAAGCACGAGAGATTCCTCCTGGCTGATGCCAATCCGGATCTGATTAATCTCTATCAGATGCTTGCCGTATTGCCAGAGCAGGTAACGGTGCTGGCGCGCCAGCTGTTTGCCGAAATGAGTGATGAGCCTGGTTACTTCGTCGTTCGCCAGGCATTCAACGCGCAGCAGATGACCGGACCGGAGCGCGCCGCCGCTTTCCTCTACCTGAACCGCCACTGCTTCAACGGCCTCATCCGCTATAACCGCGCTGGCGCTTTCAACGTTGGCTGGGGTAAAAAAGCCAACCCGTATTTCCCGGATAAAGAACTGCTGGCTTTTGCCGCGGTGGCGCACACCTGCGTATTCATGAACGCCGGTTATCACCGCACGCTGTCGCTGGCAGGTAAGGGCGATGTCGTTTACTGCGATCCGCCCTATGAACCGCTGCCGGGCACGGCGGGTTTTACGAACTATGCCGCCGGCGGTTTCGCATGGGCTGACCAGGTGGCGCTGGTGGAATCCTGTGTTGCGGCGCATCAGCGCGGTGCGCGGGTTGTGATCAGCAACTCGACGGCGCCACGGATTATCGAGCTCTACGAACAGCACGGCTTCACGCTGCATCACGTCAGCGCCCGCCGCTCCATTTCCAGCAAAGCCAGCACGCGAGAAAACGCTGCTGACATTGTGGCCATTCTCTGAGGAGGCAGCGTGAAAAAGAACCTGTTAACCGCCCGACAGCAGCAAATACTGAGCCTGATCGTGGCTTTCCATAAGGAGCATGGCATCCCGCCGACGCAAAAGGAAGTAGCCGATCTGATGGGCGCAGCATCGCCCAACGCGGCAACTGAAGTGCTGCGATCCCTCCAGCGTAAAGGCGCTATCACCCTTTTTCCGGGCGTGTGCCGCGGCATCGCCATAAACAGCACGGGCGCCGAAGATGAGGCAGTTTCGCTGCTGCGCTCGCTGGTGGCCGGTGAAGAACATGCGAGAGACCAGGCGATCTCCTTCCTGAAAATGCGCGGGGTTGCCGTATGAAGTTGATCCTGCCGTTCCCGCCGAGCGTGAACACCTACTGGCGTGCTCCGAATAAGGGCCCGCTCAAGGGGCGCCATCTCATCAGCGCTGCTGGTCGCGCATTTCAGAGCGCAGCGTGTGCGGCAATCCTAGAGCAGCTGCGCCGCCTGCCGAAGCCGTCGACCGAACGCGCAACGGTAGAAATCCTGCTTTTTCCGCCTGACGCGCGCCGCCGGGACATCGACAACTACAACAAGGCGCTTTTCGATGCGCTGACGCATGCAGGTGTGTGGGAGGACGACAGCCAGGTGAAAAAGATGCTGGTGGAGTGGGGGCCGATAGTGAAGGGCGGAAGGGTGGAGATCACGATCACCAGGTATGAACCAACAGCGGTTGCAGCCGCTTAACGGAGATACGCATGCAACAGATGAACGCAGTACCCGCTTTTACCCCGGCGGCGATGATGCCGGGAGAGGAACTGGCGATGAGCAGCCAGGAGATCGCCGATCTGGTTGAGTCACGTCATGACCATGTTAAACGGTCCATTGAACGGCTTGCCGAACGCGCGGTTATTCAACTTCCCCCACTGGAGGAAGTTAGAAATCACCTCGGGCAGACCGTTGCCGTTTACCAGCTGTGCAAGCGTGACAGCTACGTTGTTGTAGCTCAGTTGTCCCCGGCTTTCACCGCACGCCTGGTCGACCGCTGGCAGGAGCTGGAGAGCCAGCAGGCGATGCAGGTACCCAAATCACTGCCGGAGGCTCTGCGCCTCGCCGCTGACCTTGCTGAGCAGAACCAGAATTTTAAACACGAGCTTGCCGCCGCGGCGCCGAAGGTGGAATTCGTGGATCGCTATTGTTCTGCGGGTGGCTCAATGTCTTTCCGCCAGGTGGCGAAGCTGCTTAACGCTAAAGAGCATGAGTTTCGCATGTTCCTCATTGACAACAGGATCATGTATCGCCTCGGCGGGGGGCTGACGCCGCACCACCAGCACATTGATAACGGTCGCTTTAAGGTGAAAACCGGCACCAGCACCGAAAATGGCCATGCTTTCAGCCAGGCGCGCTTTACGGCAAAGGGGATCCAGTGGGTCGGTGGCCTGTGGGCTGCACATAAGGCGCAGGGAGCTGCGAAGTGAGGGTGCTGCTCAATCCGATCGTCGTGGCTGAGCTGGGCCTCGTCATGTTCAGGCCTGGCGCCAGCCTGCTGATGCACTTCCGCCGCGGACGCATGCTACTGGAAAATGAGCCGGAGCGCCTGGCTGGTATGCCCAACGGCGAACTGCCACCAGCAGAGCAGCCACTGGCCGAGGATCCTGCGCTCGCTGGTGTTTTTGAAAACGATGCGGTGCTGCGCCGCGCTGGTGGCATCGGTGGGCTGGAAAGCTGGCTGATGGAAAACGGTGGCTGTCAGTGGCCGCATGAGGACTGGCACGCGGAGAACATCACCACGATGCGCCACGCTCCCGGCGCGCTTCGCCTGTGCTGGCACTGCGATAACCTGCTGCGTGAACAGACTACAGAGCAGCTTGCGCACATGGCGCGGGCGAACTGCGCGGCTTACATCCTCACCACTGCACGCCGTGAACTGGGTTTCGACGATTCACATACGCTCACCCTGCCCGAGTTCTGCTGGTGGCTCGCGCGTAAAGGCCTGGCCGATGCGCTGCCGGAAGATGCCGCACGGCAGGTGCTACGTATGCCTAAGCCGGTGATCCGTTCCGTCACCCGCGAAACAGAGCTGGTGCCCGGCGAACGCCTCGGGCGAGAGATAGTGGAGGAGGTGGCTCAGCAGGTGCTGGCGCTGAATGTCGATCCGGAAACCCCGGAATCCTTCATGCTGCGCCCGAAGCGCCGCCGCTGGGAGAATGAGAAGTACACCCGCTGGGTTAAAACGCAGCAGTGCATGTGCTGTGGCAACCCGGCAGACGACCCCCATCACCTGATAGGCCACGGGCAGGGTGGAATGGGTACAAAGGCGCACGACCTGTTTGTGATCCCGCTTTGCAGAGCGCATCACGACGCGTTGCACGCTGACACCGTGGCATTTGAAGAAAAGCACGGCAGCCAGTTGGAGCTGCTGTGGCGTTTTATTGATCGCGCACTGGCTATCGGCGCGCTGGCGTAAATTGTGGAGATAAAAATAATGACACCTCGTCAAAAGCGTATGCACCGTTCAGCTCTGGAAAGAGCAGCTGCAGCGCCAAGAAAAAGTTGGCTTGGGAGATGTACTCTCCTCACCGGCATTCAGTCGGCATGGATTAAGTCACTACTGAGCACCTGGGGGGAAGGAGTGAGCGGTAGCACCGGTCCTCGCATGCCCCGCGGGCATGGGTGCTGGAATGCGATCAAAGGCGGTAACTGGTCTGATAAGGCGCTTGAGCGTTTTACCACCGCGCTGGAGCAGGCCCGTAAAGAAGGCTTTAAAGGGCAGCAGGCAATGAATCGCGCTCAGGCAATACTCTGGCCACAGCAGACAAGCAGCGTCATCGATAGCGCCCTGCACAATGACGATGTTGATTTTGTCGAGCAATCAGTACTGCAGGCGCTTGATTTGAACGATCCGGTTTATATCGTTGGGCTTCAGTACTACACCACACGCAAAAAGATTTCGGATATCACAAGAGAGCTGCAGGCGCTGGCGCCATGGTTAACAGACTGTGAGGCCAGAAAGCGCGTGCGCTGGTGCCTGGAAATTTTCAGAGCCAAGGTTTTTCTGTCTTCGCGAAAACTGCTGTCCTCTTGAGTTAAATTTTAGCTTTTAGTGCTGAGATAATATTTATAAGTTGAAAATGAGCCAAAAAATCAGATAATCCGTTCATGCTTGGCAGAGCTGCGCCACGATGGCAGCGATGAGAAGCGACAATATGAACAAGACTTAAGCCCCGTCATTCGGGGCTTTTTCTTTCCGGCGATACGACAGGGGTATTCGCGGGGTGCTTTGCACCAGTACCCCTGTCATATCGCCGATCTCAACTATCTAATCTTCATTCCACGAACCTTTTAAGGCTGCCATATGGCGGCCTTCTTCATTTCAGGCATCCCGAAGCAATCAAAGGCTACATCGTCGCATGCAGCCCCGGATCCTGACCCTTTTACTCACGCACAGCACCCCGACTTAATCGGAGGTGAGAGAAATGTCCAACATGAGCAAATTAGCTTCTGGCGCTGCCTATGGCGCATCAGCCGGGACGGTAGCCAATGGCGTACTGACCCGGTTAAGCCCTGATGAATGGAGTGCCGTTGGCGTAATTGCCGGCATTGTTGTGGCGCTTCTGACTTTTGGCATCAACTGGTATTACAAACGCAAAACCACCCTGGCGCAGATCGAGTCTTACCGGCGCTGGCCTAACCCTGCAGCTTTTAAGGAGGAGTGATGCCTTTTTCTACTCCGCTTCGCAGAAAGCTGATCGGGGCTGCCGGTGCTGGCGCGCTTGCGATAGCAACCATTTTTATTGGTGGTAAAGACGGCGTTGAAGGCCGGAAGTACGAAGCTTACAAAGACGTAGCTGGCGTATGGACGGTTTGCGACGGACACACCGGTACCGACATCATCAGGGGCAAGACCTACACCGACCGCGAATGCGATCGTCTGCTGTGGAAAGACCTGCAGCCAGCGAAGCGCACCGTCGACAACCTGGTGAAAGTGCCCTTGAGCGAGTACCAGCGTGCCGCACTTTACAGCTTCGTCTTTAACGTCGGCTCCGATGCGTTCTCCAAATCGACTCTATTGAAAAAGCTGAACCGTGGCGATCAGGAAGGGGCATGCGAAGAAATGCGCCGCTGGGTCTACGCTGGCGGCATGAAGTGGAAGGGATTGCAGAACCGGCGGGAGATGGAGCGCTCTATGTGCCTGGCGGAAAGCAAAGATGATCTCTAACTGGAAAGCTATCGCCGCTCTGCTCCTTCTCGCCAGCGTTATGTCTCTCGCCTGGGCAGTTAATCATTACCGCGATAACGCCATAACCTACAAAGACCAGCGCGATAAAGCCACCCACAACCTGGAGCTGGCTAACAACACAATCGCCGATATGAAGGTGCGCCAGCGTGACGTTGCTGCACTTGATGCCAAATACACCGGAGAACTGGCAGATGCTAAAGCCACTATCAATCAGCTTGAGCGCGATGTTGCTACTGGCAAGCGTCGGTTGCAGCTCAACGCAAAATGTCCCACGAATGGAACGGCCAGCACCCCCGGCGTGGATGATGCAACCGGCCCCCGACTTAATGACGCCGCTGAACGGGATTATTTCACCCTCAGAGAGCGAATCGAAATCGTCACCAAACAACTGACAGGCCTGCAGGCGTATGTGCGTGAGCAGTGCCTTAAATAACCAGAGAGGAAAACATGGCTGTACGTGCGAAGTTCAAATGTGTTTCTTTACAAAAATCACCAGATAACAGCTCGGCGGTGGTGACTTTGGGTGCCGTAACAACCGGCAGCAAAGAAAATGAAAGCTGGTCTAAATACACCCCGAGCGGTCAGCTTCAAATGGTTGTATCGAACCCTGATGCTTTCAGCCAGTTTGAGCAGAGCAAAGAGTATTACATCGATATCCAGCCAGCTTGATGACCATCACAAGGCGCATTTGCTAGTGCGCATGATGATGATAAAGTCTCATCTTTGCACTCAGTAAGGAGAGGCTTATGCAGCAATACATTGTTTATTTCAAAATGAAAGATAGTGCTCTTCAATGGTCAAAGTTTTACGCACGTGGCAACTCGGAATCTGAAGCTCGTGCGTACTTCAATGAAAAGCACCAGGGCATACAAGTATCTAGTGTGCTAGGGGTAGTTCATCCTCGCGATGAGCGAGATTTCAAAGCTCGCCACGGAATAAATTACTAACCGCCTCTTGGCGGTTTTTGTTGCCATCACCAAGCGGCAGGCATTACAGCAGGCATTCACTGAGTGCCTGTGATAATGTTTTATCTCCTTGGATATTGAGTATCAACTAATGAAAAAAACCGTCATAGCTGTGCTTCCGGGAGATGAAATCCAGTTAATCTATGTTCCTGCTGATTTTAACTCTGCTGAGTTTACTGGTGATAAAGGTGCTCATTTAAGTTTACCCATAGAAATATTTGCATATGGGGGGAATGAGTATCATATATGTCGCTATTCGCAGGACGTAAGTGACGATCTCATTATTGAAGCGATTTTCCGTAACTTCCCCCCTAAAAAATAAATATACCAACATAAGCCACTGGCATTCGCTGGTGGCTTTTTTATCGCGCTTCGCATGCGCTAAACAATCGAGAGTCTTTCAGTCGTGAGCCTGGGGAAAGCTGCTTTCTCGGGAGGCTGTCCCATGCGACAGGCTCACATCTAAAAGGAAGCTTTATGCAGGTCACTATCGATGGTGTCCCGTACGCGCCTGTCTGCACTCCGGCCACCGGCCGTATCGGCATAGCTATTTCAACGCATAATCGCGCTGGCGTACTCAGCCAGGCGCTGGAGCACCAGCTCCGGCATTTACCTGCTGGCGCGCTGGTGGTTGTCGTTGATGATGGTTCACAGCCACCAGCGGTTGTACCTGCCAGCGTTAACCTGATCCGACACGAAAAATCGCTGGGCATTGTGGCATCGAAGAACGCCAGTCTTACCGCGCTGATGGATGCCGGGTGTGAGCATCTCTTCCTGTGGGACGACGATGCTTTTCCGATAGCTGACGGCTGGTGGCTGCCTTACATCGAGTCACCCGAGCCGCATTTGAGTTATCAATTCCTCGATCTGGCTGGTGCGCGCAAACTTCATGACATCGATGAACTCTATCGCGACGATAAGCATGTGGCCTACACCGGCCAGCGCGGCGTCATGCTCTACTACCACCGCAGCGCGATTGAGCGTGTCGGCGGCTTCGATCCTGTTTACGGTCGCGGCATGTATGAACACAGCGATCTCGCCCTGCGCATCCACAATGCCGGGCTGACGTCGTGGGCGTTCGCTGATGTGGTCGGCTCTGCAAAACTGATCCACTCCCTCGATGAGCATGAGCTGGTGGAGCGCTCGGTACCACGTCCGGACAGGGAAGAGCAGGTTAAGCGCAACGTCAGGATTCACAACGAGCGCCGCGACAGCGGTTATACCAGCTACGCCCCGTATCGACCGCAACGCAATGTTGTGATCACCACGCTGCTGACCAGCGAGCCTGACCCGCAGCGCGGTACCAGAATGACAGCCTCACCTGACCTTTTGGCGAAGTGGGCTGCATCATTGCGCGGTTGCAAACGGGTTGTGCTGGCTGATGAGCTGGCTAACGCACCGGCAGATGTCGAACTTTGTCGCGCTCCTGCCGTAATGATGAACGTTTACTTCCGGCGCTGGCTCCATATCTGGCAGCACCTTCGCGATCACCCTGAGTATCATCTCGTCTGGTGTACTGACGGTACCGATGTCGAAATGCTCCGGGAGCCGTGGGCAGATATGGTGCCGGGCAAGGTGTATGTCGGCTCTGAACCAAAGACCTATGCCGATGCGTGGGCACGCCAGCACCACCCGGAGCGCATCTATCAGGCCTTCCTCGATGAGCATCGCGACGATGTAATGCTGAATGCCGGGCTGCTTGGCGGCCTGCGAGCTGACGTGATGGAGTTTGCGCACGGCATAGTGCGCCTTTATTACCTGCTGGAGTGTCACCGCTTTTGGAGTACAGAGAAAGCAGCAGCGGTCGGCGATATGCTGGCGTTTGGTATTGTGGCTAAGCGCTTTGTCGATCGCATCGTTACCGGGCCGCAGGTACATACCATTTTCAAATCTGACGGCATCGGTAAGGAGTGCGCCTGGTGGAAACACAAGTGAGCTTTGTTGTGGTCGGGCACCATGCCCGGCGAGAGCAGGCCGAAAGGCTGGCTGACTATTTTGGCGCTCACCTGTTGATGGACGAGTGCGATATGGGTGCCAACTGGAATCACCGTCGCGCGATGGAATGGGCAGCAGATCAATCCTGTCGTGTTGTCGTGCTGGAAGATGACGCGATGCCGGTATCCGGGTTTGAGGAAAAGGTTGCTCTCTGGCTTTCCCTCTTCCCTGAAGAGATGCTGAGCTTTTATCTCGGTACCGGTCGCCCGCCACAATATCAGATGCTGATTGCCGAGCGGCTGATAATGGCTGACAAAGCGCGGGCCGATTACATCGCGCTACCAAAGCTCATTCACGGTGTGTGCTACAGCGTGCCTTCCTCTCATATCTCCAGAGTGCTGGCGAACTGGGACAGCGGCAAGCCTGCTGATTACGCCGTGGGCGATGCGTGGGGTGGAGCAGTCATCTATCCATGCTGGTCGCTTGTGGATCACGCAGATGGCGAACCCGTTGAGCAGCACCCTGATGCGGTACCGCGCACTGAACGCCGACGAGCATGGAGGATTGCCTGATGCCAGCAGCAATACCGCGCGCATGCCGGAAGCGTGGATGTGCCGGAACAACCACCGACCGCTCTGGCTACTGCGAGCAGCACCGATCTGAAGGCTGGCAGCAGCACCAGCGCGGACAGAATCGCCACCAGCGCGGCTATGGCAGCAAGTGGGATGTGCTCAGGGCTGAGGTTCTGGCACGCGACAAACATCTGTGCCAGAACTGCAGGCGTAATGGACAGATCGCGGCGGCAAAGACTGTCGACCACATCATCCCTAAAGCTAAAGGCGGCACTGATCAGCTGTCGAACCTTGAATCGCTGTGCTGGCCCTGCCACAGGTCGAAAACCGGCCGGGAAAGGTTTAAATGATAATCATTATCAATAATTAGTTGCATTTTGCAATTATTTCATTGTAAATGATAATTATTCTCATTAACGGGAGGGCGGGTCGAAAGTTTTGGGGCCTGAACCCTAAGTACCGCCGCCTCAGTCAGATTTTCACACCCGCGAAATATAAAATTTAACTGGAGCGTCTATGGCTGGAGCGACGGGCCGATCCGGACGCCGCGCAAAGCCGACCGCCCGGAAGTTGCTGGCCGGTAATCCGGGTAAGCGCGCCCTCAATAAAGAAGAGCCTTCCTTCACTCCCATCACCGGCGTTGATCCGCCGGAGTGGCTCAGCGAACACGCTGCGACAATGTGGAAAATGGTTTCCAAAGAGCTCTGTGCGCAGCAGGTTTTGTGCGCCACGGATTTACACAACCTCGAAATGTTTTGTGTGGCCTACGCCAACGCCCGCGACGCGCAGGTGGACGTTGCCAAGAATGGTATCACCGTGACAGGCGCTATGGGCGGCGTGATCAAAAACCCGGCGTTGACGGTACTAAATGAAGCCATGCGGCAGATGGCCTCCTTCGGCGGCATGCTTGGGCTGGATCCCAGCAGCAGGCAGCGGCTGATGGGAGCAAACAAAAAACAGTCTGATAACCCATTCAAAAACCTATGACCCGTAAATCCTATCCGAACGTGAACGCCGCAAATCAGTATGCCCGCGACATCGTGCGGGGAAGGACTGTGGCCTGCAGGTATGTGATTGATGCGTGCCAGCGCCATCTTGATGATCTGGCGAAAGAGAAAACAAAGAAATTCCGTTACCGATTTGACAAGGATCTGGCTGAAAAGGCAGCCAAGTTTATCCAGCTGCTACCCCACACTAAGGGTGAATGGGCATTTAAACGGATGCCGATCACGCTGGAGCCATGGCAGCTTTTTATCGTGTGCTGTGCATTCGGCTGGGTACAGAAAGGGACTAAGCTTCGCCGGTTCCGTGAGGTGTATACCGAGATCCCCCGAAAAAACGGCAAGTCGGCGATCTCCGCTGGTGTGGCGCTTTTCTGCTTCACCTGTGATGACGAGTTTGGTGCTGAGGTCTATTCCGGTGCCACGACAGAAAAGCAGGCCTGGGAGGTTTTTCGCCCGGCCCGGCTGATGTGCAAACGCACGCCGGCGCTATGTGATGCTTTTGGCGTTGAGGTAAACGCGTCGAATATGAACCGGCCGGAGGATGGCGCCCGTTTTGAACCCCTGATTGGCAATCCCGGTGACGGTTCGTCGCCAAGCTGCGCGGTAGTGGATGAATACCATGAGCATGATACCGATGCGCTCTATACCACGATGCTGACCGGTATGGGTGCACGGCGCCAGCCCCTGATGTGGGCAATCACCACGGCGGGCTACAACATCGAGGGACCATGCTACGACAAGCGTCGGGAAGTGATCGAGATGCTTAACGGCACGGTACCGAACGAAGAGCTTTTCGGCGTGATCTACACCGTTGACGAAGGCGATGACTGGACCGACCCGGCGGTGCTCCGCAAGGCAAACCCCAACATGGGGGTATCGGTATACAGCGATTTCCTTCTCAGCCAGCAGAAAAGGGCGATGAACAACGCCCGTCAGGCTAACGTATTCAAGACAAAGCACCTGAATATATGGGTCTCTGCCCGCGCGGCTTTCTTCAACCTGGTCAGCTGGCGCAACTGTGAGGATGAAACGCTCTCGCTCGAGCAGTTTGAGGGGCAGCCCTGTTATCTGTCTTTTGACCTTGCGCGTAAGCTCGATATGAACAGCATGGTGAGGATTTTCACCCGCGATATTGACGGTAAACGGCATTACTACTGCGTGGCGCCACGCTTCTGGGTGCCATACGACACGGTTTACAGCACAGATACGGATCAGCAGCGTACCGCTGAGCGATTCCAGAAGTGGGTGAACAGCGGTCATCTGCAGTTAACCGATGGCGCAGAGATCGACTATCGGGTGATCCTTGAGGAGGCGAAAGCAGTCAACCGCCAGAATCCCGTGGAAGAGTCAGCAATAGACCCGCATGGCGCCACAAACCTTTCACATCATCTGGCCGATGAAAGTCTCAGCCCGATAACGATTGTGCAGAACTACACCAACATGTCAGACCCCATGAAGGAGCTGGAGGCGGCGATAGAGGCGGGGCGCTTTCATCATGATGGCCATCCCATTCTCACCTGGTGTATTTCCAATGTCGTCGGTAAATACCTTCCCGGTAATGATGACGTTGTGCGGCCCATCAAGGAGCACAGCGAAAACAAAATTGACGGGGCAACTGCCCTGATTATGAATATCGGTCGCGCCATGCTGCCTGATACGCGGCAGGATCTGAGTGGCTTCTTCGATAACCCCATCATGGTAGGTTTCTGATGAATAAAAATAAGCAGCCGGGCAGGGTGAAAAGCGCTCTGCTCAACTGGCTGGGTGTGCCCATCAGCCTGACCACCGGAACCTTCTGGGAGGAATGGTTTGGTACCAGCAGCAGCGGCCAGATCGTCACTGCTGACAAAGCCATGCGGCTTTCAGCGGTATGGGCCTGCGTCAGGCTGCTCAGCGAGTCTGTTTCTACCCTGCCTCTGAAGATTTACGAGCGGCAGGCGGACGGTTCCCGCAAGCCGGCAACGAACCATCCGGCCTATTCAGTGCTTTGCCGCCGCCCGAATGCGGAAATGACGCCATCGCGCTTCATGCTGATGGTGGTCGCCAGCATCTGTCTGCGCGGTAATGCCTTCGTCGAAAAAAATACATCGGCCAGAAGCTGGTATCGCTGGTGCCTTTATTGCCGCAGAACATGGTGGTTAAGAGGCTCGACAGCGGTGCGCTGGAATACACCTATACCGAGAACAAAGCAAAGCGCGTCATTCCGGTAAAAAACATCATGCACATCCGGGGATTCGGCCTCGACGGGGTTTGCGGGATGATGCCCATGATGACCGGTCGCGATGTGATTGGTGCGGCGCTGGCGGTGGAGCAGTCTGCCGCAAAAATCTTCGAAAATGGCATTCAGAGCTCGGGGTTTCTCACTTCCGATGCAGCGCTCAATGACGATCAGCGCGCGCGTCTGCGCAGTTATATGCAGGCGTTCACCAGCTCGAAGAATGCGGGCAAGATCATGGTGCTGGAAGGCGGCCTGAAATATCAGGGTGTCACGATGAACCCTGAAGACGCGCAGATGCTGGAAAGCCGCTCATTCAGTATTGAAGAAATCTGCCGCTGGTTTCGCGTCCCGCCGTTTATGGTCGGGCATGCCGATAAACAGAGCAGCTGGGCATCCAGCGTCGAAGGCATGAACCTGCAGTTCCTGACCAACACACTGCGCCCGCTGCTGGTGAATATTGAGCAGGAGATTTCACGCTGCCTCCTGGACAGTGATGATGACCTTTTCGCCGAATTCTCAGTAGAAGGCCTGTTGCGCGCCGACAGCGCGGGGCGTTCCGCCTACTACACCACAGCGCTGCAGAATGGCTGGATGTCCCGCAATGACGTGCGCCGGCTTGAAAACCTGCCACCGATTGAGGGCGGTGAAATTTACACAGTCCAGCTGAACCTGACGCCGCTAGATCAGCTGCGTGAGAACAACGTCGGGGCGCAGGCCAGCAACATCATGAAGCTTCACGCCTTCCTTTTCCCGGACATTCCGCCGGAGCAGTCACCGCTTAAAAAAGCGGCTTAGGAGAACCAATGAAGAAGATGAGCACTCTTCCGGCGGCGCCGGAGGGGCGGATTTCTGCGTCCGGAAAACGCGATCTGCCTGCAGCCGCTATCGAACGCTGGGACGGCAGCATTCGCGCTGCGGCGCAGTCGGGTGAGAACACCATCACCATCTTCGATGTGATCGGAGAGGACTGGTGGGGTGACGGCGTGAGCGCTAACCGGATTGCAGCAGCGCTCCGCTCGCTTGGCGGCGAGGATGTGACAGTCCATATCAACTCGCCTGGCGGGGATATGTTCGAAGGTCTCGCCATTTATAACCTTTTCCGTGAATACCAGGGGAAAGTCACTGTGAAGGTGCTGGGCCTCGCAGCGTCAGCTGCATCCATCATCGCAATGGCGGGAGATGAGGTCCAGATAGGCCGCGGCGCGTTTCTTATGATCCACAACGCCTGGATCATGGCCGCCGGCAACCGGAATGATTTCCGGGAATACGCTGACTATCTGGAGCCGTTCGATAAGGCAATGGCCGACATCTACGCCGCGCGTTCCGGCATGCCGGTCGAAGAAATTCAGTCGCTGATGGACAAGGAGTCCTTTATCGGCGGCAGCGACTCCGTGACCAGAGGCCTTGCCGATGCGCTGCTCTCCTCCGATGAAATTACCAGTGATGAAGAAAGCCCTGCGGCGGCTATCCGCAAAATTGATGCTTTTCTGGCAAAGGGCGGCATGCCCCGCTCTGAGCGCCGGAAGCACCTGAAAGCTTTGGGCAGCATGCCGGGCGCTGCTGCCGAAGAAAACGACAAGCCGGGCGCTGTCGATGAAGTAAGCCCTGAAGTACTTAACTCCCTCAAATCTGCGCTGGCATCGCTCGGCGAATAAGGAAAAAACATGTCTCAAGTAAACGAACTCCTGCAGAAGGTAACGGCCAAACTGGAGGAGGTGTCCTCTGATTTCAGCAAAAAGGCGGAAGCAGCGCTCGCTGAAGCCCGTACTTCAGGCACGCTGTCTGCTGAAACCAAAGAATCGGTAGATAAAATCTCGCTCGAGCACAACGTGCTCAACGAATCCCTGAAAACGCTGAAAGCATCAGTTGGCGAGCTGGAGCAGCACGTTGCCAGCATGCCGCTCAACGCGGCGAAAGAAGTCATTCAGTCGGTTGGCCAGCAGCTGGTTTCGGCGGAAGTGATGAAGGATATCCGCTCCAGCATGGAAGGCGGCAAGCGCCTGAGCGTGCCGGTTCAGGCAGCGATCACCACCGTTGACGTTCCGGGGCAAATTATCGCCCCAACGCGCCTGCCTGGCATCGATCAGACGCCTAAGCAGCGTCTTTTTATCCGCGATTTGATCGCACCCGGCCGCACCCAGTCGAACACCATCTACTACGTGAAGCAGACCGGCTTCACCAACAACGCCGCGGTTGTGCCGGAAAACACCACCAAGCCTTACAGCGATATCCAGTTCGCTGAAGAGACGACGCCGGTTCGCACCATTGCGCACATGTTCAAGGCATCCAAACAGATCCTGGATGACTTTGCACAGCTGCAGTCAACGGTGGACGCCGAGATGCGTTACGGCCTCAAGTACGTTGAAGAGCAGGAGATTCTGTTCGGTGACGGTACCGGTGCGCACCTGAAGGGGATTATCCCGCAGGCGGTTGCGTTCAACCCGGCATTTGCGGTGGAAAAACAGTCCGGTATCGATGTGCTCCGTCTGGCAATGCTGCAGGCGCAGCTAGCGCGCTTCCCGGCGTCTGGCCACGTCCTGCACTTTACCGACTGGGCACGCATCGAGCTGACCAAAGACGAGCTGGGCCGCTATATCCTCGCGAATCCGGCGCAACTCACCACGCCGACACTGTGGGGCCTGCCGGTGGTTGCGACTGAAGCTGTTCAGTTCCTGGGTAAATTCCTGACCGGCGCATTTAACTCCGGCGCGCAGTTGTTCGATCGCGAAGATGCCAACGTTGTGATCTCTACCGAGAACGCCGACGACTTCGAAAAGAACATGATCTCCATTCGCTGCGAAGAGCGCGTGGCGCTGGCGGTATATCGTCCGGAAGCGTTCGTGTTCGGTGCCCTGACGGGTGCGGGCAGCTAAACACCACGGCGGCCTGCGGGCCGCTATTTCTGAGGCTAAACCATGGCGTTTCTTGAACCGTCCTTAGTCCGGAGCCATTGCCGTATCGATGATGATTTTACAGGTGACGACAACCTGCTTGAAATCTACAGCGGCGCGGCGGCGCGCTACGTTGAAACCTGGACGCGGCGAAAGCTTTACAAAACCAATGATGAGCCGGGCTTTGCTGATGATGAAAATCGTTTGCTTCTCAATGACGATGTGCGCACGGCGATGCTGCTGCTTGTCGGGCACTGGTACGCCAACCGGGAGGCGGTGGTAAGCGGTAATGCGCCGGCAGAATTGCCGCTGGCTGTCGAAGCTTTGCTGCAGCCTTACCGTATTTATGGTGTGTAGGAGGGCAAATGCAGGCGGGAAGGCTTAATCAGCGCATGCGTATCATGAACTTCACTTCCACCCGGACACCATCCGGGCAGCCACAGCAAACGTGGCATGACGGTAGTGAGATTTTTGCCGAGATAAAGGGGATCAGCGGTCGGGAGCTTATTTCCGCCGGCGCGGAGCTTGCGGAAGCAACAATCCGCGTCTGGGTGCGCTTTCGCACTGACATTACAGCAGCGTCAAAGCTCAAGGTGCTGACCGGTCCGTATAAAGGGCAGTACCTCGACGTAACCGGCCCGCCGGTGGCGGATTCAAAAGGTACGCAGCTCGAAATCCTTTGTAAGCAGGGGGTAAAACCATGATCGGCACTAACCTTGATTTCTCTGGTCTGGCGGGGTTGTCCGAAGATCTCGCGACACTCAGCAAAGCGGAAAACCGCAAGGTGATGCGCGATGCCACGCGTGCCGGCGCGACAATCCTTAAAGATGAAGCGGTGAGCCGCGCGCCGGTGAAAAGCGGGAAACTGAAGAAAAATATCGTCGTCATCACTCAGCGTGAGCGCAACGGGGCGATTGCTTCCGGCGTTCATATCCGCGGTACCAACCCGCGCACCGGCGCCAGCGACAAAACGATGAAGGCCAGCGATCCGCGTAATGCGTTTTACTGGCGCTTTATCGAAATGGGCACTTCAACCATGGCACCCGTGCCGTTCGTCCGCCCCGCCTACGATGCCCGCGAGGAAGATGCGGTAAATGCGGCTTTCGCCGAGGCTAATGCGGCGATCGACAGGGTGCTTTCAAAATGACAGAGGCTGACGCGTACACACTGCTTGGCGCGCTGGCCGACGGGCAGGTTTACCCTGGCGTGGTGCCGCTTAACAGCCAGGGAGAACCGGCAGTTGCGCCGCCGTGGATCACATTCACGCTGGTGGTTCAGACCTATGGCGACACTTTCTGCGGTCCGGCGGAGGAAAACACATCTCTCCAGGTTGACGTATACGCGTCCTCGGTGGATGAGGCCCGTGCGCTGCGCGAAGAGGCGATCGCTGCGCTGACGCCGCTGGGATTCACCCGCCTTAGTAAAACCGGCGGTTACGAGCCCGAAACAGGCCTGCGCCGTGCAACGTTTGAAGTTCATATCCTTCAGTAACCTTTCCCCAATCAACCATCCTGACCGCCGCGAGGCGGTTTTTTTATGCCTGGAGCAAAAATGACCAGCAAATATGACAAAACAATTGGCCTCACCATCGGCATTTCATCCGCGCCGGTGACGGCCGATGATTTCAATTCCGCCAGCTTTCCCGGCCCCGGTATCACCTTCCTTGAAGCGTCGTGCGCCTCGAAGGAAATCACGTATACCGGCGGTCAGAAGAGCGACATTGATGTGACCACCTTCTGTTCTGAAGAGCAGGAGCAGACTAACGGCCTCGCCGCCCCTGGCGAAATGACCCTCAACCGAAACTGGGTAGGTGATGAAGAAGCGCAGATGGCGCTTCAGACCGCTTACGAAAAGGATGAGTTACGCGTGTTTAAGGTGGTGTTTGCGTCGGGTAATGGTTTCTACATTCTCGGTGAAGTACGCCAGAGCTCATGGTCTGCTGCAACTGCCGGCGTGGTCAATGCGACCTATTCGCTCCGTGTGCGCGGCAAACCGAAACGCATCTTCGCAAACCTGGGTTCGTGATCCGCAGCGGCTCCGGCCGCTTTCCTTTCTGTCTGTCCATCTGAGAAAAATAATGGCTAATCCTAAACCAGAACTGCGCGCGCTGGCGCTCACCGCCGCCTCTGCATACCGCACCAAAACCGTTACCGTGCCCGAATGGAGCAATGCCACTGTCACCCTGCTCGAGCCATCGGGCGAGGCGTGGCTGCGCTTTCGGGAATATATCGACGAGAAGCCGGAGAACGAGGAGGAGGCAAAGTTAACGGTTTCTCAGCAGTTCCTGCGTAACAAACGCGCAGATGTGATCCTGTTTGTCGACGTGCTTGGTGATGAACACGGCCACCGTGTTTTCGGTGATGAAGATCGTGACATCGTTGAAGAGATTTATGGCCCGGTGCACGCCCGTCTTCTGCGGCAGGCCATCGAGCTTGGCATCTCCCAGGATGACGCCGAAAAAAAGTAAAAGAGCCGCTGACATTTTTTCTGATGTCGCTGGCACTCAGGCTGGGGCGCACTCTTCATGAACTGCGCCAGACGCTGACTGCCAGTGAGCTGAAAATGTGGATCGCGTTTGACCGTGTCAGCCCGATTGGAGACTGGCGCGGCGACGTACAGGCTGCACAGATAGCTGTGGCCACCCTTAATGCGCAGGGCGGTAAGTACGATATCGAGGATGTGATTCTGAAATTCGGGCCACAGGATGAGGCTGACGGAACCAGCGATCTCGAACAGTGGTTAGAAAATCTTTAATGCCCGCCGCGCGCGGGCTTTTTCATGGGTGAAATATGGCTACGCTGCGCGAACTCATCATCAAGATCTCGGCAAATTCCCAGTCATTTCAGACCGAGATTGCCCGTGCGTCGCGGATGGGGCAGGACTATTACCGTGTCATGCAAAACGGGGGCCGTCAGGCTGCCGCTGCTGCGCGTGAAAGCGAGAGAACGCTGTCAGATTTAACCAGTGGTTTTGCATCCGCCGGCAGGGCGGCGGCGGCGGCTACTGCCGCTTTCGCCACCGGGAAGATCGTTCAGATCGCTGATGAATGGACATCGGTGAATGCGCGGTTACGTCAGGCTTCCGCATCCTCTGACGACTTCGCCAACTCTCAGCGCCGGCTAATGTCTATCAGCCAGGCTACCGGTACCGCTTTTACCGATAATGCCAACCTGTTTTCGCGCGCTGCAGCCTCTATGCGTGAATTCGGTTACAGCTCTGATGAAGTGCTGAAAGTCACGGAAGCTGTCAGTACGGGTCTTAAGCTGTCCGGTGCCAGCACCGCTGAAGCCGGATCGGTGATCACCCAGTTCAGTCAGGCACTGGCTCAGGGCGTATTGCGTGGCGAAGAGTTTAATGCCGTCAACGAAAGCGGCGACCGCGTTATCAGGGCGCTGGCGGCTGGCATGGGCGTTGCGCGTAAAGATCTCAAATCAATGGCCGATCAGGGAAAACTGACCATTGATGTTGTTGTCCCTGCCATCATCAGCCAGCTCGGCACTCTCCAGGGCGAGTTCGCCGCGATGCCGCAGACGGTTTCCGGATCGGTTGAAAAAGTTGCAAACTCCTTTATGGCCTGGGTGGGCGGTATCAGCCAGGCCACCGGCGCCACCGATATGTTATCCGGCGGTCTTGATAGCCTTGCTGCCACGCTCGACAGCCTGACCTCATCCGCTGTTACCGGTGCGCTGAACGATGTCGCCGACAATATGGCGACGATCACCACCGTTGCCGGGGCACTGGTCGGTGTGGGGCTTGCTAAATACCTTGGCGGTATTGTTACCAGTGCCACCGGCGCCACCACCTCTCTTATCGCGGCAGCAAAATCAGAAGTGGCACTGGCCGTGGCACAGGACAGAGCTGCACAGTCTTCTGTGGCAGCGGCACGCGCCGACGTGTATCGCGCGCAGCAGGCACTACAGCGCGCAAAAAGCGCTGATGTTCAGGCGGCCCAGCAGGAGCGTGTCGCCGCGGCAGAAGCGAAAGTGACAGCGGCACAGGCCCGGCTGACGGCAGCACAGGCCAGCGGCACCGCAACGGAGAAAGTAAAGGCGCGTTCCGCACTGGAGCGTGCGCAGGCGGCACTTGTTGCCGCTAAAAGCACTGATGCCCAGGCCGTGGCTGAACGTCGTCTGGCCGCTGCGCAGACAGGACTCAACAACAACATCGCAAACCGCGTGACCGCCCAGAATAACCTGAACGGCGTGACCAGCGTGGGCACCCGACTTCTTGGCGGCGCTATGGGGCTGATTGGTGGCATTCCCGGACTGGTAATGCTCGGTGCCGGCGCATGGTACGCAATGTACCAGAATCAGGAGCAGGCCAGACAATCCGCCCAGGAATACGCAAAAACCATTGATGAGGTCAGCCGGAAAACACGGGCAATGACTCTGCCCGAAGCAGAGGATAATCGCGGTAAAACAGTCCAGGCGCTCGTGGAGCAGAACCGGCTGATTGACGAGCAGGAAAAAGCCATTGCTGCAGTTAAAAGGCAACTTGATGACCTGAATAAAACGCGCGGGCAGCCGGGGATGACCGGTGATAACGATCTCAACATCGTTAAAGCGATGGGGCTTCTGACCGATCAGCTGACCGTCGAAGAAGATAAACTCAACCAGATGCGCGAGAAATCGCGCGGTATTCAGCAGGCTCTCGAAGCGATTGAGCGTCGCAGAACTGATTTAATTCGTGAGCATGCCTGGCGGCAGAATGCGCAATACCAGTCTCTGCTGATGATGAACGGGCAATATGAGGACTTTAACAGGCTGCTGGGGCTTGGAAATCAGTTACTGGCTTCGCGCAGCCAGTTGATTAAAGCGCCTTTTGCCATCCCGCAGGCGCCGGTATCGGATAATGATAAACAGGCGCTGTTACAAAAACAGCAGACGGCGGAGCTAGCCGGGTTAACCGGTCTGGACAAAATTAACCGTCAGGTCGATTTCGAACTGCAAAAAATGGGCAAGACCGGCCCTGAGAACTCGAAATTCGCCGCGGGATGGCGGCAGGCTGCAATTGATGAGTACAACAAATCCCAGAGCCTTGCTGCTGCACAAAAGGCGCAGGCCGAGTCCACACGCGACGCCGGTAAGGCACAGCGGGAAGCAGCGCAAACTGCTGAGCAGTACAGCCGTAAAATCGCCGATCTCAGTGTCGCAATCGAAGTGCAGAAAGTCCGGGCTAAAGAGGGTGAACAGGCGGCAGAACTCTACGCTGCCGCTAACCAGACCGGGGCAAAATGGACGGAAGAGCAGCGCACCGCAATACGCGCGCAGTCTGCTGAGCTGGCCAGACTGACTCAGCTTGCAGACAATCATGTCAGGAAGATCCGTGAACAGGCTGATGCGCTGAAAGACCTTCGGGAGGCGAGCCGTAAATTCAGTGACGAGGCTGAGTATGCAGTAAAAACGGCCGGAATGGGGGATCGTCAAAAGCAACTGTATGAAGAAACCCAGCAGGTTGAGCGCGTCTATTCAAAAACGGATCAGAGTGCTCAGGCTTTCCATGAAAAAGAAATGGCGCTGGCCAGCCTCGACAAAAAATACCGGGAAATTGCGGCGTCTGAATCGAACTGGCGAAACGGTGTATCGCGCGGCTATAACATCTGGTTCGATGAGATGACGAACATCGCGGGAACCGTCTCTGATGGTGTGAAATCGTCGCTTGATGGCGCATTCAGTAACGTCACGGCCATGCTTGAGGGAAACAAAGTCTCCTGGAAGTCATGGGGCATTTCAGTCCTGCAAATTATCGAAAAAATTGCTCTCCAGATGGCTGCTGTCAGCGCCGTGGGTAGTGTTTCCTCATCCTCCGGTCTCATCGGCTCTCTGGTTGGTGGCGTTACCAGTTTTTTCACGGGCGGGGGCTCCGGCGCTTCACCTGCAGGTCAGTCATTCGCAGTACCTTCTTTCACCCCTAATGCGCTGGGTGGCGTATACGATTCGCCCTCCCTGAGTACCTACAGTAATGGCATCTACAACTCCCCACAGTTTTTCGCTTTTGCTCAGGGGGCAGGGGTGTTTGCTGAAGCCGGGCCGGAGGCCATCATGCCGCTCACGCGTGCATCTGATGGTTCTCTGGGTGTTCGCGCCGTCGGTTCAGGCGTGAATAACGTGTCGACCGCTGCCGGTGTTGCGCCCCAGGTGAATGTCTATATCACGGACAGCGGGAACAAGAGCACGGCGACGCCGGGTTACGAGCAGCTTGGGCGGGAAGCGGGTGCGTTTATCGATCGCCGCTACCGGGAGCTTATCGGTCGTGATCTGGCACCTGGCGGCAATATCTGGAATCTGGCTAAAGGTAATCGCTGATGGCAATTGAGGAATTTACATGGTGTCCGCGCATTAATGCGCAGCAGGAGGTGACATTCCGGACGCGCACCGCGCAGTTTGGCGAAGGCTATAAGCAGGTGTCAGGGGACGGACTCAATCCCAGATCGCAGAAATGGACGATGGAGTTTACCGGCGATGAAGCCTATATCGCAGCTATCAAAGCGTTTCTGGATCGCCACGGCGGCACCCGGTCATTTTCGTGGCGCCCGCCGCTTGAGCCGCTGGGACTCTACCGCTGCAACACCTACACGCCGACGCCGCTTGGCGCCAGAAAATATAACCTCTCCGCAACTTTTGAACAGGCGTTTGCACCATGAGTTTAAACAGTGATTACCAGAAACTTGAACCGGGTGATGAGGTCAGGCTTTTTGAGGTCGACGGAACGGCCTTTGGTACAGGCGAAGTTCTTCGTTTTCACAGCTACAGCCTCGCGCATACCGAGGCAGAAATTGCCGCTGCCGGCGGGAATGAAAATAAGCTGCCGGCAAAATCAATCTGGTGGCAGGGAGAAGAGTATAAAGCCTGGCCCTGCAAGATTGAGGGCATTGAGGCATCTACCAGCGGGAGCAGCGCGCAGCCTAAATTATCAGTAGCGAACCTCGACAGCTCCATCACAGCCCTGTGTCTGGCCTATGACGATATGTTGCAGGCGAAAGTGACTATCCACGATACCCTGGGCAAGTACCTTGATGCGAAAAACTTCGCTGACGGCAACCCTTCATCCGATCCGACACAGGAAAAGCTGAAGGTTTTCTATATCGATGCAAAGAGCAGCGAAACCAATGAGGTGGTCGAGTTTACGCTCTCCAGCCCGATGGATCTGCAGGGGCTGATGATACCGACGCGCCAGCTCCATTCTTTGTGCACCTGGTGCATCCGGAATAAGTACCGCACCGGCGACGGATGTGACTATGCAGGTACGCTCTATTTCGACAAAAACAACAATCCCGTCAGCGATCCGTCGCTGGATGAGTGCAACGGTACACTGACAGCCTGCAAACTCCGGTTCGGCGAAAATAACGAACTCTCGTTTGGTGGCTTCCCGGGCACGTCGTTGATCAGGAGCTGATATGCGTCAGAAAACCCTCGATGCGATTATGGCGCATGCTGCAGTTGAATATCCTCGTGAGTGCTGCGGCGTGGTGGCGCAGAAGAGCCGTGTTGAACGTTATTTTCCGTGCCGGAATCTTGCCGCGGCGCCGGAGGACAATTTTGTCATTTGCCCGGAAGATTACGCCGCTGCTGAGGACTGGGGTACGGTGATCGCCATCGCTCACAGCCACCCTGATGCAACGACGCAGCCCAGCGAACTGGATAAAGCGCTATGCGATGCAACGCTTTTACCCTGGCATATCGTGAGCTGGCCGGAAGGGGATTTACGCACCATACAGCCCCGCGGAGAACTTCCGCTGCTGGAGCGACCGTTTGTACTCGGTCACTTCGACTGCTGGGGGCTGGTGATGAGCTATTACCGGCAGACACACGATATTGAGCTGCATGATTACCGGGTGGATTATCCCTGGTGGGAAAACGACTATCCGGACAACTTCTATCAGGATTGCTGGTATGAGTGCGGTTTCCGTGAATTCGACGGGCCACCAAAACCCGGCGATATGGTGATCATGCAGGTTCAGGCGGATAAGTGGAATCACGCGGGGATCCTGCTCGAAGGAAACATGTTGCTTCACCATCTTTACGGACATCTGAGCCAGCGGGTGCCGTATGGTGGTTACTGGCAGGAAAGGACGATGAAGATTCTTCGCTATACATCTCTGTGCTAACCTTCCTCTTACTTCTGAAGAGGAATTGTTATGAAAAAACTATTGTTCGCTTTAGCTATTTTCGGGATAGCTGGCTGTGCAAATATGCAAGATTTGCGAGAAACTAAGCCTATACTGGCTGCTTCAAGTGATAATTCACCTACTTTATTAGCGCAATGTATTTTACAAAAATGGCAGCAACAAACTGTCTTTAACGTTTATATGCAACCGCGTGGCAATGGTTTTACTGTTTATCTTGACGGCCAATGGGAACTTGCTGATATAGATATGGTTGGCAGTGGGTCAAAAGTTTCACTGTATAAAAAAAGTTCAATGTTTGACGCGCCATATAAAAAGTATTCTGATTGGGTGAGTGATTGTCTCTAAATAAATGATTGAAAATAAGCCGCTTGCATAGCGGCTTTTTATTGTTGGAGATAAAATGAAAGAAATAATGACTCAAATTGAATTAAGTGGAGTGTTAGGGAAAACCTTTGGAAAAAAACATCAACGTTCGATTTCTACCCCACTTGAAGCTGGAAAAGCCTTAGCTGCAACCCTTACAGGTTTTGAACAATATATGATAAGCAGCAAGAGAAGAGGTTTGACGTATGCGATATTCAAAGGCAAGAAAAATATAGGAATAGATGATCTAGGCTACCCTGTTACCGGTGAGATAATTAGAATAGTCCCCGTTATTATTGGCAGCAAAAAGGCAGGATTATTGCAAACTATTCTTGGTGTTGTGATTGTGGCCGCTGCTGTTATTTCCGGTCCGGTGGGTTTTGCTGCATTATCAGGTGCCCAAGCGTTTAGCATTGGAGCTATAGGTGCTTCTATGGCTTTAGGTGGAGTTATCCAAATGCTTTCTCCACAGCCCACTGGACTAGCCAGTAAACAGAGCGCAGATAACCGCGCTTCCTACGCTTTCGGTGGAGTTACAAACACTGCAGCGCAGGGCTATCCGGTACCGCTACTTTATGGACGGCGGCGGATAGGCGGGGCGATTATTTCCGCCGGAATTTACGTCGAAGACCAGCAGTAAAAATAAACCTTTCATCATGGCCACCCTACGGTGGCTTTTTTTATGGGCGCTATATGGCACATGCTACGGTAATCAGAGGAAGCAAGGGCGGCGGTTCAAAATCCCGCACGCCTACCGAACAGCCTGACGATCTTCAGTCTGTTGCAAAGGCTAAAATTTTGATCGCGCTGGGGGAGGGGAATTCTCAGGCAAGTTAACCGGCAAGGACATTTATCTTGATGGTACCGCGATTGAAAACGCTGACGGCACTCAGAACTTTAGCGGTGTCACGTGGGAGTTTCGTCCGGGTACCCAGGCGCAGAATTACATTCAGGGAATTCCCGGTACCGAAAACGAAATCAACGTCGGTACCCAAGTCTCCAGCGCAGTAGCGTGGACTCGCACGTTTACCAATACCCAGTTGTCAGCCGTTCGCCTGCGCCTGAAGTGGCCCTCGCTTTTTAAACAGGAGGACGACGGCGATCTGGTCGGTTACTCAGTTAATTATGCAATTGACCTGCAGACCGACGGCGGCACATGGCAGACAGTACTTAATACCAGCGTGACCGGTAAAACAACGTCCGGTTACGAGCGCAGCCACCGCATCGATTTACCTCAGGCAGGTAGTACCTGGACAATTCGCCTCCGCAAAATTACCCCTGATGCGAACAGCGCTAAGATCGGCGATACGATGACGCTGCTGAGCTTTACTGAGGTGATTGACGCAAAGCTGCGTTATCCAAATACCGCGCTGCTGTACATTGAATTTGACTCAAGCCAGTTCAACGGCTCTATCCCGCAGATTTCCTGCGAGCCACGCGGGCGCGTTATCCGCGTTCCAGATACTTATGATCCGGAGACACGCGCCTATAACGGCATCTGGCAGGGAGCTTTCAAATGGGCATGGACAGATAATCCCGCGTGGATTTTTTATGATCTGGTTGTGACCGATCGCTTTGGCCTGGGTCAACGGCTTACAGCGGCGAACATCGATAAATGGACGCTTTACCAGATTGCCCAGTATTGCGATCAGCAGGTTCCAGACGGAAAGGGCGGGAGTGGTACTGAGCCCCGCTACACCTGTAATGTTTACATCCAGGACCGAAATGAGGCCTATACGGTTCTGCGTGACTTTGCCGCCATATTCAGAGGTATGACCTACTGGGGCGGTGATCAGATCGTTGCGCTGGCTGACATGCCGCGTGATGTGGATTACAGCTATACCCGAGCCAACGTAGTGGGTGGACGGTTTGCGTATTCGAGCAGCACAACGAAAAGCCGCTACACCACAGCGCTGGTTTCATGGTCAGATCCTGGCAACGCCTACGCAGACGCGATGGAACCGGTATTTGAGCAGGCACTGGTTGCGCGGTACGGCTTCAATCAGCTGGAAATGACAGCCATCGGTTGCACCCGTCAATCAGAAGCGAACCGAAAGGGGCGCTGGGGTATTCTCACCAATAACAAAGATCGTGTGGTTTCCTTCGACGTTGGTCTCGACGGTAACATCCCGCAACCTGGCTACATCATCGCCGTGGCTGACGAAATGCTGTCTGGCAAGGTTATGGGTGGGCGCATCAGCGCCGTCAACGGCAGGGTTATCACTCTGGATCGTAAACCAGATGCAGTCGCCGGCGGCCGTCTTATCCTGAATTTACCTTCCGGGGCTTCTCAGATCCGTACCATTCAGTCGGTCAACGGAAATCAAGTTACAGTCACGACGGCTTATAGCGAAACTCCAGAACCTGAGGCTGTCTGGGTTGTTGAGTCTGACGAACTTTACGCGCAGCAGTATCGTGTTGTCAGTGTCTCCGATAACGATGATGGCACTTTCTCAATTTCTGGTGCATGGCACGATCCTGATAAATATGCCCGCATCGATACCGGAGCGGTCATTGACCAGCGACCAGTGAGCATCATCCCTCCTGGTAACCAGGCACCGCCGGCTAACATCGTGATCAGCTCCTTCTCGGTGGTTCAGCAAAATATCAGCGTGGAAACCATGCGAGTGAGCTGGGACCAGGCGCAGAACGCTATCGCCTACGAGGCTCAGTGGCGTCGCAACGATGGCAACTGGGTTAACGTGCCGCGCAGCTCCACCACATCATTCGACGTTCCGGGTATCTATGCCGGTCGCTATCTGGTGCGTGTGCGTGCCATCAATGCCGCCGAAATTTCCTCCGGATGGGGCTATTCAGATGAGAAAACGCTGACCGGGAAGGTGGGGAATCCCCCGAAACCGGTTGGCTTCACCGCCTCGGAAACGGTTGTGTTTGGCGTCGAGCTGAACTGGGGATTCCCGGCAAACACTGATGACACGCTGAAAACTGAGATCCAGTACAGCCTGACCGGTACCGAAGATGATGCAATGTTGCTGGCCGACGTGCCTTACCCGCTGCGCAAGTATCAGCAGATGGGGCTCAAAGCCGGGCAGATTTTCTGGTACCGCGCGCAGCTGGTGGACCGGACCGGTAACGAATCCGGTTATACCGACTGGGTCCGCGGCCAGTCCAGCTCCGATGTGACGGACATTACAGAGGCGGTGCTCGCGCAGATCAAGGACACCGACCTGTTCAAAGACCTCATCGAGAACGCTGTGGACAGCAGTGCGAAGGTTGCGGAACTGGCCGAGGCAGTGAAGCAGAACGCCGACGGCCTGGCTGCGGCTGCAGGCGCAAACCGGCAGACAGCAGAAGCCATTATCGGCAATGCTCTGGCCATCGCCGACGTGGTCGTGCGCCAGTCAGCTCAGCAGGGCGCTAACTCCGCGAAATTTGAGCAGCTGCGCGAGGTGATCGCCACCGAAACAGAGGCGCGCGTTACGGATGTGATCCGCCTGGAGGCTAAGACGGATCAGAACGCCGCCGGCATCACCGAAGTGCGCCAGGCGCTGGCAAACGAAACCGAGGCACGGGCGACAGCTGTTGATCAGCTTACCGCGCAGACGGAAGAGAATAAGGCCAGTGTCACAGAGCTGACGCAGACCGTGACGGATCTGGACTCGTCTACTGCCTCGCGCTTTGAGGAGATTTCGGCAGAGATCGCGGGCATAGACGGCAGTGACATCAGAGGGGGAATACAGAGCAACTCCATTGCGCTGATCACCAACACGCTGGCGCAGGTCAACACCCGGACCCTACTCAGCGTGCAGTACGGCGACAACAAGGCAGGGATTCAGCGCGTTGACAACGTGATGGCGGATGCCAGCCAGGCTGTGGCTGAGTCGCTCAGGACCCTAGATGCCAGCGCCGGCGGCGTCACGGCAAATGCCACTGATTTTGCCAAAACCATGGCTGATTTTTCGCAGGTCTCCGCGACCCGCATCAATACGCTGTCGGTCACGGTTAATGGGCAGACCAGCGCCATCTCTACCAATGCCCAGGCTGTTGCAGATATCAGCGGTAACCTTTCTGCGATGTACAGCATCAAGGTGGGCGTTGATGCCGCTGGCCGCCAGTACGCTGCAGGGATGGGCATCGGTGTGCAGAATTCGCCTTATGGCATGCAGTCGCAGGTGCTCTTTCTGGCGGATCGGTTCGCTGTCATGACACAGGCAGGCGGAACGGTGAGCCTGCCGTTCGTGGTGCAGAACGGGCAGACCTTCATCAACGAAGCCTTTATCAATTACGCGTCAATCACCCTCGCCCGGGTGGGATCGTGGTATTCCGCCAACTATGTGGCCGGGCAGACCGGAACCATCATGAAGGCGGACGGAACGTTTGAGGTCAACGGCGCCGTATCGGGCCAGGGACGCATGCAGATAACGAACAACCGCATCATTTCTTTTGACGCACAAAACCGGCCGGCAGCTGTTATGGGGCAACGCTTATAATGCAGATGTTTATTGCAGGTACCAGCTTTGACGCCATCAACGCCATGGCGGCCAGCTATGTTCTGGATGTCATTACCATCACCGGTACCGGGAGTAAAACCTACTCCCTGCCCGGGGTGGAACTGACGTATGCCATCGTGAATGACTTTATGGGAGGGCAGTTAACCGGGGCAACCTACAGCGTCAGTGTCAGCGGATTAACCGTGTCGTGGAACGTTAATAATGCCGTCACCCTGATTGTGTACGGCAGCCCGGTGGCGGGCACGCAGAGTGACTATTTTGGCTTTCAGCTCTTCCAGTACCTGAACGGGGTGAGGACGGTCAAACTGGCGCCGAATTATGTCCCGTTGTGCCTGCGGGAAATCATCGATGTGCCTGCCGGCGCGCGTACTGTGCAGACACAGGTTCCGGCGGGTAACCCGGTCATGTGCTTTCACCGGCATACCGGAGCGGCAATGGATATCTGCTGGTGGAAGCCCGCCACGGTCAGCGGGTATCACGCGCTTCAGTTTCCCACTGACGGCAGCAACCAGACCGGGTGCCGGGTGTATGTGTTTTCGAATATTCTCGCGAACATTCCGGATTACGGGTTTTATCTCTACCGCGACGGGCAGATGGTCTGGCACAGCAACTGCCTTCCCCTTCAGGTTATCCCGCTCACAAACGGGGATATCACCAGCGACACGCCGCTGGCGGTGTCGTCCAGTGTCACGGCGCATATCTTCGTGCCGCAGGACCCGGCTTATCCGACGGGGTACAGCAATTTTATGTGTGCATCTGCGGGAAATGACGGGACCCGGTATAAGGTGCAGGTGGGAAAAGTATTCCAGAGCACCTTTATCAGCAGTCCCGACGAGGGCAGGCGAATGAGAGGGTGGGCATGTGGCGGGGTCGGGTATATCGAAACGCAGTTCTATGACCAGTACTACAGATATGCCCTTGGCCTGGCCTGATATTATCACTCCGTCAGCGGCAGCCTGTCGCAGGACGATGTATCCGTGAAAGCACTCCGTTCAACCCACTGATAACCAAAGCTGCCGCCGGAGAGATATTCGGTGGTGCTGACCGGTTTTCTCATGCCGAATACCGGTACCGCCACCCGGCTTTTCATCACCACCGCCCCGTTATAGCAAAGCGGCGGCGTGTTGCTGGCGCAGCCTGATGCCATTAACGAAACCAGCATAACCGCCGCAGCGTTAATCATTTTCATCTTTATTCCCTTAACAGTATGGATGTGAATCCATTCTATTGGCCGCCTGGTCAGGCGCTAAATAGATTAAACAGATCAATATTTCCTGATTGATCGACTTTATCGATCGTTTTTACGCGCGCCGTATTCTGGCGCCATGCCCGGAGAAAACATGATTTACACAACTGGCTCCATCGCGGTCAGCGGCAATACCCTGACCGGCACCGGCACGAATTTCACACAGGCAGGCTCTCTTATCCGTTCCGGCTGCACGGTGCTGGCGCTGACCAGCCCGGCGCAGGCCTTCCAGATCACCGCCATCAACGGCGCGACCAGCCTCACGGTGACCCCGGCGGCCAGCCCGGCGGTTCCCGCCGGCACGAAGTTCGCCATTCTGCTGAGCGACAGCCTTTCCGTTGACGGCCTGGCGCAGGATATCGCCGAGACGTTCACCATGTACCAGCGTTATATGGGGGGCTTTGCTGACGTGATGAACGGGGCCGGCGATGTGACCATCACCATCAATGGCACGCCAGTGACCGTGCCCGGTCAGAAGTCGCTGGCAAAGAAAGGCGCCAACAGCGATATCACCTCCCTCAGCGGACTCACCACTGCGCTCAGCATTGCGCAGGGCGGGACGGGCGCAAAGGATGCCGCCGGGGTGCGTGCAGCGTTTGATCTGGACAATATCTATCTGAGAGGAGACCGGAACCTTTCGGACGTCAAAAGCAAAAAGACCGGGCGCGATAATCTGGGCGTCAATGCCAGCCCGAATATGTGGTACGTATGGCAAAACCCGAATGTCACCTCACGGCTGACTTTCCCCTCCTGCAACAGCGCGGAGGGAGAGGTCCGGGTCCGCATCGCCAAAGACGGCATCAGGGTGAAGGGCATCCTGCGGTACCCGGCGGGCACGATGACGAACGGCAAGACCATCATCACCTGCCAGCCGATCGACATTGACGGCAACACGCGGACCGGTCTGAACAGTACATTTGCCACGGGCTATGTGCAGTATTCGAACGGGACGATGGGCACGGCCATCTTACAGGCGGTGGATAACAGCGGCGGCATCCCGGTCGTGATCGCCTCGACGGACGGGCTGAATATCAACTGGATAATCCTGGATCTTCATTTCGCGTTCACCTCAACATCCGGAGCATAAAATGCCTGACACTTACGTAAGAAAGTTTGAAATTTCCTTTGTTTATGACAACAATGCAAAAGAAATAGCACAGGCCTTCCCGAGCAAATTCATGGTTAATTTCAATGGTGAGTTAGTCGGGTATTCCGCCGGTTTTTTCGTAATTGAACCGGGATCGGTGATCGACAGCTACGGGAATGTCATTGCGGGCAGCATGGATGAATTCAGCGCGAAATATACCGTGCTGGAAACGCCGGAGGCGGGAAGCTAAATACCGGCGATGCGCATGAAAAAAGCCCCGGCGACGGGGCAGTTACATTCCGCGCCTGTCTGGTGCAGGCTGCGGGGCTGTAATAATTTTAGTCGAAAGATGATTTAACTTAAGAAAAATTCTCGGCGGTTCAAGCCGTTGACAAATCTTCTTGCCGCTTCGCCTTGATAACTCTCTCGCTTATGAATACTGTATATTTAAACAGTATCAAAACGAGGCACCTATGACACATCCTCTATTTTCCATCAGCGGTCTGTCTCCGCAAGCGCAGTACATTGAAATCGGCTCGGACGTTCTGGCTGTGGAGCAACGTGCCGAAGCCGACGCCGGTTCTATGCTGCTGATAGCTTTCATGGGCCGCCGGCAGATCGCGCGGTTATGCGGAGCGTCGTTGATCACGGAAGAGGGGGAGGCGATTGAGGGTGACGCCCTGGATGACGTGGAAATGCTTGGTGTGGTTACGCACATCATTCGTCCCGCGGCGTTCGACGACTATCCGGTGATGTGAGATGTTCGCCCTCGTCGATGCCAACTCTTTCTATGCTTCATGCGAACAGGCGTTCAGGCCAGAGCTTGACCTCGTGCCTGTAGTTGTGGCTTCGAACAATGACGGCTGCGTGATCGCCCGATCGGCGCTTGCCAAAAAGCTGGGCATCAAAACTGGCGATCCGATCTTCAAAAATACCGAGCTTTTCCGGCGTCATGGCGTGGTCTGTTTCAGCTCTAATTACGAGCTCTATGGCGATATGAGCTACAGGATGATGTCGACGCTGGAAGAGATATGTCCGCGTGTATCGGTTTACAGTATTGACGAGGCATTCTGCGATTTGACCGGCGTGCGTAACTGTCGTGATTTGACCGATTTCGGGCGGGAGATTAAGCAGACGGTTTATCAGCGCACGCTATTACATGTCGGGGTGGGCATCGCTCCTACAAAGACGCTTGCCAAGCTGGCGAACCACGCCGCGAAGACATGGAAGGCAACCGGCGGCGTCGTGGATCTATCAAACATTTCCCGCCAGCGGAAGCTGATGGCGCTGCTGCCCTGTAATGAAGTTTGGGGAATCGGATCGCGGATCAGCAAGAAGCTGGCGGCCATGGGTATAAAAACGGCTCTTCAGCTGGCAGATTCCGATATACGGTTTATCCGCAAACACTTCAGCGTGGTGATGGAAAGAACGGTTCGCGAGCTGCGGGGCGAATCTTGCCTGGAGTTCGACGAGTTTCAGCCGGCGAAGCAGGAGATCTGCTGCAGCCGGTCTTTTGGTCAGCGCGTCACCGACTATACAGAAATGCGCCAGGCTATAGTGAGTTATGCCACGCGCGCGGCGGAGAAGCTACGCGGCGAGCATCAGTTTTGTCGCTATGTGTCTGCCTTCGTTAAAACCTCGCCTTTTGCACTCGATGAACCCTATTACGGCAAGCATGCCGGAACAAAGCTCTTAACTCCTACACAGGACACACGCGACATTGTGGCCGCTGCTGTGCGCTGCCTAGATGCGGTCTGGAAAGACGGTCACCGGTACCAGAAAGGCGGCATCCTCCTGGGTGACTTTTTCAGCCAGGGTGTGGCGCAGCTAAACCTCTTTGACGACACCGCCCCGCGGGCAAACGCCACGGCACTGATGGATATCCTCGACTCTGTTAACCAGCGGAACGGCCGGGGCACGCTGTTTTTTGCAGGGCAGGGGATCGAGAAGAAATGGCAGATGAAAAGGGAGATGCTGTCGCCCCGCTGGACTACCCGACTGACGGATGTGCCGCGGGTATTTTAG